CGTCCGCGTTTAACATATCGAAGGACTGCAAAAGATCGGAACGCAAAGTGTGTTGCTTAGGGGTGGCAGCAGATGGTGCGTTATCGCAAGGCTCTATGCGGCCATAGGCTAAAGCATCGCAACTTATATTTAATGCGTGACATATCTTTATAACATTGGATATGTTCGCCTTACCTACGCCGCGTTTGAGAACACCGTCCAAAGTGGATGGCGGCATATCAATAGAAATTGCGAAATCTTTAACTGTGCCATAGCGAGCAACGATAAAACCCTTTAATTCCTGCTCGACGCTCATTGTGGTCTTGCCGAGAAGATAGTTCATATCGACATTGAAAAAGTCAGCAATAGATTCAAGGGTTTCCATTTTAGGAATGCGCTTTCCCCGTTCGTAATTGCTTACAGCTGCGTAGGAAACGCCAATCTTGTCGGCAAGCTCTTCCTGTTTAAGACCCTTAGATTCCCTAAGATAACGAAGAACATCCTTAAATGCGGCCATGATTGCACCTCCTTATAACCCACGGCAGAAGCCGACGGCCTTGCCTTCGATGTGGACGGTGTTCATATCTTCGCCAATAAGGATGATGGAGCTGAACGCCGGATTTTCGGCGCGCAGTTCAAGATGATCCGGGAACAAAAAGACCCGTTTGAGGGTGGCTTCTTCCCCGATGCGGACGGCTGCCACTTCCCCGTTTCCTACTTCGGGTTGGGTGCGTATGGCGACAATATCGCCGTCTTTGATTTTGGGTTCCATACTGTCACCCCTGCAGGTCAGGGCGAAATCTGCCCGCCACGCGGCGGGAACGCCGATGCGTGCTTCAATATTTTGCTCGGCAAGGATGGGGGTACCGCAGGCGATGGCACCGACCAGCGGCACGGTAGACATTTCCGGCAAAGGCTCAAACCCGGCGGGGATGGCGGGGGTGACAGGGGCGGTGCTTTCCATAGGAACATCGTAGCCCATAAGCCAAGCCTCTGATACATCAAGTGCATTTGACAAAGCGTATACGGCGCTTTGCTTGCCCTCCCAATCTCCTTTTAGATATCTGGATATGCTGGACTTTGATATGCGAGAGAGTTTAGAAAGCTCTGACTGCGTCATCTGCCTAACATCAAGTCCGCTGCGCAATCGCTGGGCAAAGGTTGCTATTTTATCAGCCATAGTCAGCACTCCTTCATAACATTCTACCGCTATTATATAATGGGAGTTGCGAAAAATCAATATTTTTATAAAAAATGTTGCGGTTTCTCAAAATTAAGTGTTGACAAATCGCAACAGTAGGCGTATAGTGAAAATGTAGTTGAGATACCGCAACACCGGAGGTGATAGAAATGCCCGACATGAACTACAACGCACTGCGTGGTCGGATGAAGGAATGCGGAATGACACAAAAGGAATGCGCAGCGCGCATTGGAATTAGTGAAGGCCAACTGTGCCATAAGCTTGCTGGCGCGTATGACTTCAAACAAGATGAAATCCACGACCTTTGCCAGCTCCTACAGATTAACCCGGCGGATATTGGACGCTATTTCTTTTGCCCTAAAAGTTGAGAAGCATCAACCTTTGCTGTGTCTTTCCCCCAAACGCGACTTTGCAGGTATAAAATCAGCAAAGCCCGCCCCGGCGGGAAAACAAACGAAAATCCGTAACGCGAAAGGAGAAGGAAAAAGTGCGAAAGAAAATCAAATACCCGGTTGTAGAATCGAGAATCCGCGCATCCGGCATGAGCATGACGGACGTTGCAAAAGCAATCGGCGTGCCTGCGACCACTCTTTACGACAGAATGAGCGGGGTCACATACATGACGCTTGATGTGGCACTGGCAATTAAAGAGTTGCTGGGCGCAGAAGAATCTATCGACGAACTGTTTGCCGATAATGACCCGGCGGCTTGATGGGAGGTGAACGGAGTGACAGAAAAGACAAAAGCCCTTGCCGATAGCATTTTGCAACAATGCCAAAGGCAAGAGCTGACCTACGAAGAAGCACAGGACTTAGTGCAACGCCTTAAAATTGTGATTGAATGCGCAAAGGAAGAAGTTGCACGAAAGGCTGTGCTGACCGACAACGCTATCAGAACTGTGACAGAGCGGTTAGAGCATCGTTAAGATTGCCGGAAAGGTCAACGGAATAGGCCGCGATATTGCCGGAGAAAGCGTCCAGCAAAGCGGTTGTGTAAGACGTGCCGACAGGCGGGTTGGACTGCAATTCCAACACAGCGGCCTGCATGGCGAGATCGTACACGAGCTTTTGACGGTCAGACATTTTATAACACCTCCTTCCCCTACCATTGTAGCACGGGAAAGCGAGGGAAACAACACACGCGGGAGGCGAGTACAGCGAAACACATTTTAAGCAGTGCGATTGCGCGGTGCATTGTTGCCGATGCCAAAAGAAAAGGAAAGCGCCCGCCGCCCTTTGAGGGCACACGGGCACTGGTGGAAAGGCAGGGATGGTGGAAAATTATCCGCCTGACAGCAAAGTGTTTTTTGCTGCTTCCACTGCAACGGCTTTTGCGACTTCAATAAACAGGAGGTGAAAACGATGCTGACAGATGAAAAACTGATGAGAGAGTTACGGGACACTCCAAAGCTGAAGCGCGAACTTATTATGAGAATCGTGCGAGAATTAACGGACAGTGAAGCGTTCATGGAAGCCTATCCGAGAGTGTACGAGGACGCAGAAGATAAGAATGCTGCGTGCAAGCAGATGGCGAAAATTATTACCAGACTGTTCAGAAAAAACCACGTAAACATGACGGATGCAGTAAAAATTCTGCGGATAGCAGAAAGCCTATACAAACGGTACTATGTGGACGGAGAGGACGGCGGTGCGGCGTGAAAGAAACGACACGCTATGTAGGGCCGGACGGCGAAGCACTGCACCCGGGAGACAGGATAGGCTTAGAGCCGCCCGGCTGCCTGAAACGCGACGACAGGCTTGATGCGTGGTTGACGGCGCTGCGGCACGAGATGGCGCGGGCCTGCGAGCTGCCGGAAAAGGTAATGCTCGGTGACGATTTGCCGGACGACCTGCCACCAGATGGCGGCGGCCTGGGGCCTTGGCGCTGGCTGGGGGTTGATGCACTGAAAATCAAGAACCCGGAAGTGCAGATACTTGGAAAGGATAGCGGCATGATACTGAATGTAAAAGGAATTGGAGAAGCCGTTCTGTTGGCGGCGCTGTTCAATGCGGCAAAGCCGGACAGGGACGATATGATGTACAGCCAGCACGAAAGCATGACAAAAGAGGTAGCGTCGGAACTGCTGGACGAGTTGAGCGGACATAAAGCGGGCGAGCCGGTGTTCATCCGAAAGCTGTACGGCAGGAGAATTTACGGCTATTTCTGGCCTGGCATGAAGCAGATGGACGGAACCCAGTACGATAACGAAAACGGCCAGGGCAAAGCTGCCGAGGTGGTGGCTGCGCTGCGCAGGGAGATCGCCGCGAAGAAGAACGCCGAGCGGAAAGCGGAGCGGGCGAAGCGGCACCGGCTGGCGGCCTACTGGATGGACGGAGAAAGCCACGCGCAGTTTGTATGCAGCGGAGGAAACGCAGGAGAGTATGTGCGCGTTGGAGCGCAGCTGCTTGCAAGCGTGATACGGAAGCTGCCGGAGAAAATGCGCGCAAATGCCGTGAGCGATGCCATGACGATTGTTTTACAGGAAACAAAGGAAAATGGTGAAGCCGATGATTGAGCGATTTGTAAAGGTTTCGTGGAAGATCAACACGAAAACCGGGACGGCGGAGGACATTACGATCGACATGAGGGCAAGCGCCATGGAGGAAGCAACGGCGGCCTGCATTATGGCACGCCACGCCTGTGAAACCATTGCCCAGACAAGCGGCAAGGAAAAGGCGAGAAAATGCCTGCTGGAAACCGTGAAGCTTGCCTTGGATGCGCCGGATGAAGAAATCGAAACGCAGGCCAGGGCGCGGGGTGTTGTGACACAACAGAGAAAGGACGGAGGAGACAATGAATGAGAACTTTATCAAGGTGACGTGGGAGACGGACAAGAACGGGAACCCGCCGACAGGGTTTGCCGTGATGGCGCAGGGCGGCGTGCGCGGGTCCATGATGGCCGCGGCCATTGTGGAACGCAGCGTTGTGAGCGTGATGGAGAGACAAGTGGGCCGAGAGCAGGCGAAAGCCGACTTGCTGGGCATGATCCGGCTGGTGCTGGAACA